GATAGTTTCTACTTTGGTTATGTGATCTCTAAGACTAAAGGCAGAGCAGGAGACAGGAGCTTCAAGATAGTGGCTAAGATCTGTAAGGAGCACTTCTGGTTCATGGAAAACATCATGGATAAGAACGAATTAATCTGGGCACTCAGGAATGACCCCCTGAGACATGCATGGGATCCAGCATTATTACGATCTCTTATAGATCTCTGGCTAGAAAAGAAGAAGACTGAACATGGACAACAATTTCAGCAAATGCTGGGAGACAGATTACATCAAACTTTAGCAAGACTTGATTTCTTAGATATTGCTACTTTAAAGGCTAGTGCAAAATATCATGAGAATGAATGGTTAAATATAAGGGACTCCACCAGCACTGGGAGAAAGAGAGTGAAGGAACTAAAAGAAGATAACCCGGAATTACAGGGTAAGAGGCCAAGAGTGATAACTGCTCTAGGCAGATTGATACAGCACTACATGAAGGTGACTGGGGATAGAGAGCCTACTTACCACAAGATAATGCTACTAGCTCTTGAAGAATTGATAGAGAGAGGTTGGTTGTACTGTGATCTATTCCCAAAAGACCAGCATGGAGGAGACAGAGAGATACATGTAATAGAGATAAGAGCTAGAGTGGTACACTATGCTGTGGAACAGTCTGCACAGGTGGTTGGTACAATGACAGAAACTGATAGTATCTGCAACCCCAAGGCAAAGGATAGATTCATGGTAAATCATGAGAAGTCAGCTACTGCACTACTAGGAGAACATGTGACAGTTTGCAAATCTGCTGATGCTACGAAGTGGTGTCAAAGACATCATGTCTCCAAATTCTATTTCATGCTAGCTAGAATAACAAGAGGATCAGGACTGGAAGAATTGTACCGTAGATACTTTGCCCTGTGGACTTTAAAGAGAATAGCAATACCTGAAGACCTTGTTGCTATACTAAACAGTAGCAAAGATCTTGTGACTGACAATAAGACTTTCAGAAAACTCAGAGATGCTTTCTGGAAAGGCACAGATCCCTTCATTGGGGAGAGAACCATCCTCATTTCTAGCCCTGATGGAATGTGGCAAGGCATCACACACAGGGTTAGCACTAACTTCCACAGTGTTCCTCACGAGGCCATGAATGAGCTGATACACCAACATCTCAGTCTGGCAGGGGTACCGAATGTGAGCTCTAATGTTCAGGGTAGTGATGATTCGGCAATGTGCATAAGCATTTCCTCAAAAAACAAGAGGGATCATTCACTAGTTAATGTAATGCTGAAGTGGAAAGAAGAGCTATTTCAATA